AGATATCACTGATACATTAGGTGATGCTACAACATTAATTACTGGTGCACCAGATCCAGACATTTATCCAAACGGTATGATTGTTATTAACATGGCACAAAGTAAAAACACAGTTCGTGAATATAATGCAACTGATAGTGCTTGGAGAAATGCAGTAAGTAATCATGCAGACGGCAGTGGTCGTTTTGGTAGATTTGCACAACGTCAACTAGTTGTAAATGCAATGCAAGCTGTTGCATCAGGCGAAGATCTCAGAGATCCACAATATACTTTCAGCTTAATTGCTGCACCGGGTTATTCTGAATTAACAGATGAGTTGGTAACACTAAACAGCGATCGTGGTGAAACTGCATTTATTATCATTGATGCGCCTATGCGTAAAAATCCAACACAAGTTGTGCAGTGGGTTCAGAACGCAGGTGTTGCAACTGAGAACGGCGAAGATGGTCTTGTAACAAACAATACATACAGCGCAGTATATTATCCTGCAGCAACCACAACTGAGCCATTAAATGGTAACACAGTAGTTGTTCCGCCAAGTCATGTAGCACTGTATACATATGCATACAATGATAACATTAGCTATGTATGGTTCCCACCAGCGGGAACAACACGTGGTGTTGTTCAAAATGCAAGCGCAGTAGGTTACCTAACTACAGAGAATGAGTTTAAAGCAATTTCTCTAACACAAGGTCAGCGTGATGCAATGTATCAAAACAAGTTGAACCCAATTACTACATTTGTTGGAAACGGAACAATTGTTTTCGGTCAAAAGACACTACATACTTCAACTAGTGCGCTTGATCGTGTTAACGTTGCAAGACTTGTTGCATATCTAAGAGAACGTTTCGATGCGTTAGCTCGTCCATTCTTGTTTGAAATCAATGATGCACAAACTAGAGAAAGAGCAAAATTAGTATTTGATAAGTTCTTAGCAGATATACTAGCAAAGCGTGGTGTATATGACTATGCTGTTGTTTGCGACGAATCAAACAACACACCTGCTAGAATTGATCGTAACGAACTATGGATTGATATTGCAATTGAACCAGCTAAAGCAGTTGAGTTCATCTACATTCCAATCCGTATTGTCAATACTGGAACACTTGCTACTACAGCATAATATGTAAAATTAACATAGTATAAAATGGGCGATTAGGTCGCCCATTTTTTTTCACTAAATTTTAATAAATACATACAGCCAGTATTAAGAGGAGATTAAAATGGCAGTTTTAACAACACTAGGCGTTCCTGATAACACAGGTAACACTACAACACTTATGCCAAAACTAGCATACCGCTTCCGTGTAACATTCATCGGCGGCGCATTTACTGCAACACCAACTCGTAGCGTTATTAGTGCAGGTCGTCCATCACTACAACACGATCCAGTTCAACTAGATGCTTACAACAGCAGAATATACCTAGCAGGTAAGCACACCTGGCAAGAAGTAGGTATCATGCTAAGAGATGATATCGACGGAATTATTGTAAAAGAATTAAATGCCCAGATGAATCGTCAAATCGACCATGCAAACCAGTCAAGCCCAAGAGCAGGATCTGCTTACAAGTTTACAACTGTTGTCGAAAACTTAGACGGTGCAAGTCCAAATCCAGGTGTTCTTAACAGATATGAATTATCAGGATGCTATATTAGCAGCATTTCATATGGTGACATGAACTATTCATCAAGTGAACAAGTTGCGATACAAATTAGCATTCGTTACGACAACGCAGAAATCTATGATGCAGCAGGTCTACCAACTCTAACTGGTGCAACAATAGATCAAACTGCAGGATTGGCAACAGGTTAATAGATAGATTTAAACAATGGTTGGAGCAATTTTTAATACTGGCCCTTTTAACGCTGCCGCTGCAGTATATGGTGCAGATTCAGATCCGCAAATATTCATGCCAAGGCAGCGTTTTCAGTTCCAACTTCAATTGGGTATTAACCCATCTATTAGTATTCCTGGATTAGATGATTTAAAAGCCGAAAACTTTATATTTCATCGAGTTCAATCAGTTACATTGCCGGATTATCAACATAACGTAGTCCCTGTTAATCAGTATAACAGGATACGTTATGTTACGACAAGAATGACACCTACACCGTTTAACGTTGTGTTCTATGATACAAGAGACAATATGTTTCAAAATATACTAGAATCATACAATCACCATTATTTTCACGGAGCAAACTTGGCACCGAATCAAATCTTTAATTATGACGCACTGTCAGATCAAAGTGTTAATGTATACGGTACTAAAGTATTAACTAATGCTACTCGTTATTTCTTTGATTTTATAAGAATACGAACAAGAGATACTGCAACAGCAGGTAGAGAGATTACTTGTTTCAATTGCACAATATCAAGTGTTAACCATGACATGGTAAATTATAGCGACAGCAATCCAGTAACATGGCAAGTTCAATTCCAGCCAGAACAAGTTAACGTTGTTGCTGTTGTCATTGATAGTAATGGAGTAGCATCAACTTCTCCAACATCAAATGCTATAGGGCAATAATGTCCAAGTTTCAACAAGGCATATTCCAACCAAAGAATCCAACTAAGTATATAGGTAAACACACACCAAGATATAGGTCAAGTTGGGAATTAAAATTCATGAGAGTATTAGATTCACACCCACATGTTTTAGCATGGGCAAGCGAAAGTCATCGTATTCCTTACTTTAATCCATTGACTAATAAACATACAGTATATGTTCCAGATTTCTTTATGATATATGAAGATAAGCTAGGAAAGCGTCATGCAGAGTTTATAGAAATCAAACCCGCCGGACAAGTGTTGGGCAAAGCAAAAAGTCAACAACAAAAAGCACAAGCAATTGTTAACGAAGCAAAATGGAAAGCTGCAACATCATTTGCAGAAAAACAAGGAGTGGGATTTAGAGTTTTGACTGAAAACGAACTCTTTAACAATCCAGGAAAAAGATAATGTCGAGAAAAATAGAAGAAGTTTTTAACTTACCGCCAAACGAAGAAATTGACGATAACGAAATAGATCAGCCTGTTACAGAAGATGAAACAGGATTTAATTTAATGTCATTGCAGCATACATTAGACGTAGCAGACAAGATAGACCAAGCATTGCCTGTTGTCCGTGATTTAGAAACGCTAGACAAGGACATGGACAAGTATGCAGAAGAAGCAATGAAAGCATTTAAAGATTTAATGGATCTTGGTCAAAACGTAGATGATAGAAATGCCGCTGCAATTTTTGATGTTGCTGGAAAAATGATGAGCAATGCCATTACTGCAAAACAAACAAAATTAGATAAGAAACTAAAAATGATCGAGTTACAAATGCGTAAAGCAAAACTTGATCTTGATACACGTAAAGTTGATGCAGCACTTAATAAAGACAAAGAAGATGACCCAATGGAAGGTCAAGCCGAAGAGTTCGAAGATAGAAATAGTTTAATCAATGCTGTCATCGAACGAATGAAAACTGGCAAAGCGTGATAAATAATTACAACAGGTAGGATTATCATGAAGAGTCTAAAACATTATTTGGCAGAAAATGAAAAAAGCTACGAATTTAGAATTCGCACAGTAGTCGAAATGTCAAGTGAACAACTTGACAAATTAGAACAACATTTAATGAAGTATAACGTTGAAAGCGTTAGTGCTCCTAAAAAAACTATTATGCAAAAAGCCCCATATGGTTTTGCTGAATGGGGACCTGCTGAAGTTTATATAATTGACATCACAGCAAAGTTACCAGTAACAAGTAACGTTCTTCATGAAGAAATATCAAAAGCAACTGGATTGCCAATGCAAGCAATTCTAGTTCGTAATAAACTAGAAGATGAAAATATTAGTGCAGTTCAAGAAGAGCCTGCAGATTCAAAAAGCGTGTTAGCAGATGCAGACTATAGCGATTCCGCTAAAGTAAAGCACGATGATTATTATGGTAACGGCTTTGTTGCAAAGTTTGTAAAAAACTTACCAAAGACTGAGTTGTCAAAAGAGTATAAGGTAAAATAAAATGGACTTAATGGATCTATTAAAATTAGCAGGCATCAGTGTTCAAATGCAACCTTCTGAACCATCATGCGGATGCGGCGGCTCATGCGGATGCGGTATGAGTGAATCAGACGGTGCAGGTTTTGATGAAGCAACAACTGAACCAAATCCGGAAGAATTCCCAGACGGTATTAGCACACTAGGTAGTGTAAGTGATACTAGTTTACGCCGTTATTTAAAAGCAAGAGGCGATCATGTAACTGTTGACGAAGACATTTATCCAGATTACACAGTTGAAGATGTAGCAGAATCGTACAAGGCATTTACAGAAAAAGCAAAGAACCCATACGCAGTTGGCATGGCACAGGCAATGAAATCAACAGGTGATGAACCACCACTTAAGAAATCAACAATCAAAAAAGCACATGATATTGCAAAGGCAGTTGACGAAGCAGCAAAACCAGATTATATTGATATTGATGGCGATGGGGATAAGAAGGAGCCGATGAAAAAAGCGGCAAAGGATAAAGAAGAAACCAAGGCAAACGAATCACTAGAATACCTTAAAAAA